TAGCAAGGTAGCAGAAGGTTATAATGATATATTATTTGCTGATGATGCTATTAAAAATGTTAAAGCAGTAGCCGATGTAATAGATATGTTTAACATTGGTGGTAAGATATATCAAGCAAGGCAAAAGTTTAGTAAAGAAGGATCAACAGAAAAAACATTAGATAAAATATTAGACGAAAATAATCCTGATAGTGACGTTGCAGGTAGAACTGTAGATGAAACAGAAGCAAGAGAAAAGGGTAGACCTGGTTTTTGGTTAAAAGAACTATTTAACTTTAGATCAAAAATTAATCAAATATTTATTCCACCGTCTGCTGAAGATTTAAAAGGGTTATGGGACAATCACATAGCTGGTAAAGGTAGAAAAGGTGAGTCTGATAAAGTGTGGTTTGAGGAAACTATACTAAGGCCTTATGCTAGAGCAGAACGTGCACTTGATAGAATTAAGTTAGCCATTAGAGATGGCATGGTTAATCTAAAGAAAATGTACGGTAAAGACTTTGTACAAGATTTATACAAAGATGCTATGCCAGAGTTTACACGTATGGATGCTGCTAGAATATATTTATGGTGGAGAGCAGGACATGATATACCTGGTGTAACAACAGAACAGTTTGATAAGTTATTAGATTATGTAATGAAAGATCAGCAACTAAAGAACTATGCTGATAATGTTTTTGAATTATTAAATGATAATATAAAACCTGCGTTAGTACCTTTATTTGAATTGTATCCACCACCAACACAATACTGGAAACAACAAGATATAAACTCTGATGTAGAATTTGTGTTTAAATTTATACGACCAAGTATACATCAAGAATTCATTGACAATAGATACAATGTGTTTACACCTGAGATGATGAATAAGATTCAAGCTATATATGGCACTCAGTTTAGAGAGGCATTAGAAGATATATTCTTTAGGATGGAAGAAGGTGTTAACAGGAACGCTAGTCAAATAAATAACCCTTGGATTAAGTGGTTAAACTTTGCTACAGGTAATATAATGTTTGTGAATATAAGATCAGCGTTGTTACAGTCTATATCAGCAACAAACTTTATAGAGGTTACTGGACCTAATAACTTATTTAATACGCTAGCTAGAGTTATGGATAGAAAACAATGGGTTGCTGATTTTACAGCACTATGGAACTCAGAGTTTTTAAGAAACAGAAGAGGCAGAGGTAAAATAGATATTGTACAAGAAGAGATACAGCGTACTGTAGCATCTGAAAAAGATCCATTCTTACGTTTAGCTAGCATATTACAAAATAAAGGTTATGCGCCTACTAGGTTTATGGATAGTTTAGCTATAGCATTTGGTGGTGCGGCTTATTATAGAAACCTTATTAATGATTATGTTAGTAAGGGTATGGATCAGGTACAAGCAGAGAGAACAGCTATGAGAGACTTTAGAGAAAAAGCTGAAGCCTCACAGCAGTCCGCAAGAGCTGATTTAATATCTATGCAACAAGCTAGTGTTATGGGTAGAATATTCTTAACGTTTCAAAACGTTACAATGCAGTACACAAGGTTAGGTAAGAAAGCACTTAATGACTTTAAAAATGGTAGAAGAGTTAAAAACGCAGATGGTACATTTAAATCTTTACGTGATAGTAGGTTAGAACAAGCTTGGCAAATGTTTCAGTTTATGGCTTATCAAAACTTATTGTTTGCCGGTTTACAAAAAGCTATAATACTTATGTTTGCTTTAGGTGAAGGTGAAGAAGTTGAAGAAAAACAAAAGATAGATTACTTAAACGCAGCGCTAGATTCTATATTAAGAGGTAGTGGTATAGTTGGTGGTATACTATCAGTAGTTAAAAATATAGGTATTGAAATAGCAAGAGGTAACAGGCGAAATTTAGATGTTAAAGTATTAGAAATATCACCTACAATATCTACTAAATTTAGAAAAGCAGCTAAGATAATTAATGCTATAGGTAAAGGTAATTATAAAGATTTATTAATTGAAACACCTTCATTTATTTATGGTCTACCAACTGATAGAATAGAAAGGTTAATAAGACAAATAGAAGCTGGTGTTGATTTACACGATCAGGGATACAAATCATACGAAAGAATACTAATGAGCTTAGGATGGTCAACATATGACTTTGGTCTGGCCAAACCTCCAACTGTTTTAGATATATTAGATTTAAGTGAAAAGACAACGAAAAAGCCAAAAGGTAGAGGCGGTAGAAAGGGTAGAACAGGTAGAAAAAACAGGTAAAGAATATTGAAAACAAGTAATAATAAATAATGGCAGCACAAAACACAACAACTAAATCCCTTTCATAATGAAACAAATCGAAGAACTAGGCGATAAAACAATTGGTATAGATATAGATGGCGATAAAAAGCCAGACTTCAAGATCGACGTAAAAAGTATTGCGATAGTTATAGGCTTTATTATCTCTGGTACTATGGGTTATAACAACCTTAAGCAAGAAATAGAACTAGCTAAAGAACTACCTACATATGAAGTAAAAGAAACATCTGACGGTTTATTATTGAAACAAAAAGTTACGTACTTGGAAAAAGAAATAGAAAAACTTGAAGAAAAAGTTAGCGACTTAGAAAACAAAGTGTATAAAAGATAATTAAATGATTAGCAAGCACGTTAGTATGCGCGAAGGTAAGTACAGCATAACAGCAAAACGCCTTGGCTTAGAAAACAATCCAACTGAAGAACATCTTAACAATATGAAGATGTTAGCTGTAAAAGTATTTGAACCACTCAGAGAGTGGGTTGGTGGTCCTGTCAGGATAAATTCATTTTATCGTGGACCAGAATTAAATAAAGCTATCGGCGGTAGCAGCAAGTCACAACATTGTAATGGTCAAGCGGTTGACATAGATGATGTGTATGGGCATAAGACAAACGCTGAGATGTTTAACTTTATAAAAGATAATTTACAATTTGATCAGATGATTTGGGAGTTTGGTGACCACAAAAATCCTGACTGGGTACACGTAAGCTACGTTAACCCGGGTGAAAATAGAAACAGATGCCTAGTAGCATTTAGAAAAGACGGTAAAACTCAATACGCAAATTACGCAGCTTGATTAAATGGAACAACGTAAAGCCTGAAGACAAGGTGGTTGGAATTATATTTTTTCTACAATGCGCTTTGCTTGTAGCTATTTTAGTATTACATTACATTTATAAAATTTGGACATGACAGAAAAACAAAGAAACTTAGGGAGATTAATAACAATAGGAGCACTTGTGGGTGTTTTATTAGCAGGCGCGCTATCAAGCTGTTCACCTATGTTATACCGAGGGATAGATCATAATCAAGTAATGGTCACACATGTACTTGCTTTAACTAAAATGGGTGACACCGTTAAGATAAAAATAGATCAAATAAGACCACAACAAACTTATAATGTTGTTGGTTACGACTTTGTTAGATGGCAAGATAATAGATATTATAATCCATATAATGATTATAGGTATGATTACAGATATCACGATAGCAGGTGGAGATATCATGGTAAAGCAAATGGCACATATGGTTATGTAATACCAAACCCAAATAATAATAATAACGCACCTATCACAGTGGGTAACGCTGGTGGATCACAAAGCTATGGTGGTAACACAACAGGCGGTGGAGGTAACCCAGTTGCTGTAAATCCAGTCACATCAACAGGTGGCGGTAAAAAAAATAATTAAATGGCAATAAGAAAAACTACAAAGGGAAAGGGACGTAACTTTAGATCAACTAAAGAAGGAGCTGGCATGACAGCTAAAGGCGTTAGAGAATACAAAAAGAAAAATCCTGGTAGTAAATTAAAAACAGCTGTAACCGGTAAAGTAAAGCCTGGTAGTAAAGCTGCTAAACGTAGAAAATCATTTTGCGCTAGATCAAAAGGTTGGACAGGTGAAAGAGGTAAAGCCGCTAGACGCAGATGGAAATGTTAAAAAAATATTTATATAATCTTGCTATGAAATCACCGATACGCAAGTGGGCTTTATCTTTAACAGGCTGGAAATGGTGGTTTTATCAAGTAGTAATCGGTGGCATTGGGTTTATACTTATAGAATACTTATTAAATAAAATAGGTATGACTATGTTACCTTGGCAATAAAGAAATGAAATCAAGAGGATTAGGAGATAGTATACATAACTTCACAAGTAAAACTGGTATTAAGTCTGTAGTAGATAGAGTATCAGATGGTTTAAATATACCCTGCGGATGCGAAGGTAGACGTGAAGCTTTGAATATAATGTTTCCTTATAAAAACAAATAATTATGGGTAAAATTAGTCCGGCATGTAAAGCTGCAGCAAAAAAGAAATTTAAAGTATGGCCTAGCGCTTACGCTTCAGGATGGGGTGTGAGATGTACTAAAGCTGGTGGTCCAGGTAGATTTGGTGGAGGTAAAAAGAAGAAGTAATGAAAAAAGATTATAAGAAAAAACCTAAATGTTGGACTGGTTATAAACAAGTTGGCTTCAAAAAGAAGGGTGGCAGACGTGTACCCAATTGTGTAAAAAAATGAAAGATTTATTTAAAGACTTTGATGTTGATAAGTTTAAAGGTAAAAAACCACCTGCAAATAAATCACTTGGTACTTACAATGAGGTAAAAGAAATATCAAAGATACCAATGAATAAAAAATTTGTTGATGATAAAGACGATATAGCAGGTACATTTAGTAATGTTGCTAAAAAAAATAAAGTATCGCACGATAAGAAATTAGTTGATTCTTTAATAGAACAAAGTTCAAAGCCTATATTAGAACTAAAAAGGTTTTATAAAAGACCTAGGCCTAAAAGAGTTGCAGAAGAAATTGATATTGATTTAAAGCAATATGAGCTTAACAGCATGAAGACACCTTCATACCCATCAGGTCACTCAGCACAAGGTGTTATGATAGGTAAATTATTAGCAGATAAACATCCTAATGCAGCAAAGGACTTCATACAGGCTGGTAAAGATATTTCATATAGCAGAAATGTAGCTAAAGCACACTATAAATCAGACTCAACGTTTGGAGAGGAAATAGGTGATGCAATGTATAACCACATTAAAGATAAGGTATAATGCCAAAAAGTAAAGTAAAGGGTGGTGGAACAAAGAAAGTTTGTTTACCATATAAGAAATACAAAAGTATGAGTAAAGAGCAGAGGCAAAAAGTAATTAGTGCCAAGAGATCTGCTGCAGCTCAAGGTAAATATAAAAGATCCAGTAAGTCTAATGTTAAAGGTGCTAGAAAAAAAGGTGCTACATTACGTGACTGGTTTCAAAAAGAAAATTGGGTTAACATAGCCAACGGCAAGCCTTGCGGAGCAAAATGAAATTTAATTTTTTTGATTTAAATGAAAACGGTAAATATGACTGGTGGGAATATATACTACCAATTGTTATATTATTAATTATTGAGGTTATAGCTGAGGTTATAGCTAGATTTTTGACACAGCCGTTTTTCTAGCCACACTTCTTATTATCTTCTGACCCTTCATCCAACCAGTATATTTAACTTTATTTCTTTTCATATCACTTAACGCGTGCCACTCAAGCAAACCATCACGTTCTAACTTACTCACATATTGATTTTCTAAATTACGATCATGCGCTGAATGCCTTGTAGTATAAAGAGGTAAATGCCAGCTGTGAGGATCACATTCACCATTACCGTCTTTTACGTTCTTAGCCATATATGTATTCTTCTTTACGCTCTTATGAAAGAAGTCATATCCAATAATACTCAATTTCTTTTGAGTACTAATTTCCCTAATAAAATATAGTATTGTTAAAAACCCAGCTGAAGGCCTGAGTTGTAAGCTGTACATTGAATTGCCAAAACCGTTCCAGAGTGATTCTAGTTCTGCGTCTGACCACATCTGAGTATAAGGCATACCCTTTGGTAGATGATCTTCTAATACCCAGTCTTTGAGTAAAAAATTACCACGACATCTATTAAGTAATATTTCAACATCTTTAAATTTACCTTTTGTAAATTCTTTATTACGCCTCTTCCATATAGGAGCTCTGAACTGACCAGTCACCCATATGTTTGTTTTACTACCTAATTGTTTTCCTTTATCATCAGCTATACTATCAACAGCTCTACCAAAGCGTACAACAATATCATGGCTATCTATGAACTTGCCATAATCATGATGCATTAACTCTACAGAGTTGCCAACAAGTATTACTGATTTATTTTTTACAAGCTGTTGTATACGCTCCACCACTCTTCTGATAACTCTCCATCCTTATACTTATCAAACCAAGGCCCACCGTTAGTATAATGTATCGCTTTTATGTCATCATTTTTTTCGTAATAACCTACTAAGTGATTATATTTAACGGGTATCTCAGCTATCTCACTATCATCTACCCACTCAAACTGATGTAATTGCTGTGGTGTAGCATTGTCTAAATATTCTTTAGTTAATATACCTTTTAATTTCTCACAGTTAAATACCATTAATGAACTCCAACATTTCTTTGGGTACATTTTGTTTTTAACTCCATCCATCTTTGTTCCTTTAACATCATCAATTTTATGTTTTACAACCGCTACTGTTTTATCTCCTAAGTACTGCACAATCTCTTCAGGATCACACTTCCAAACGAAGTCATTATCACAGAAGATGGCTATGCCATTCCAGTTGTTACACAAAGGTGTATAAAACCTTGTAAAAGAAAATTCTGTTGATTCATTAGGCACATCTTTTCTACCATAAATACCACGCTTAATTAGCTGCGCTTTTACTAAAGACATAACCTCGTGATTACCGTTGTCTAGTATAGACTTTCTAACTACTTTTGTAGCTTGCGGATGACGTGAATCACTTCCTATAAATATTCTCATGCTATAAATTTTAATATTGTTTCAAAATTATTTAACGGTACCATGTTA